TTATGCATTAAGAAGGGTCAAAAGACGCTCACGCGCCATTCGTTCGTTAACAGCTTTCTTCAGCGCACCACTCGCCCGCGCTTCCTGCCAGGCTTTCATTGAGCGGACACCAGAGTCTGCGTCCTGATAGGCCGGATATGTCACCGGGCTGACGTCATACAGACGAGAAATGCGCGTGATTTCCCGGATAACAATCCCCTCGTCGTCTTCATACCAGCTCTCTCCGTCACGGGCGACACGAAACGCGAACGAGGACTGATTAATGTCACCACGCAACATTGGAGACAGCACCAGGTCACAAATAGTCGGAGTATCCGGTGCAACAATGTCATAACGTAAACCGCGTTCATCCACCGACAATGACAACGTGCCGGCAGAACTTCGTCCGAGAATGAAATTAGGATCATGATTAAACAAGCCACGTACATCATCATTCAGTACATCATCAAAAGCCCCCGGCTTGATGATTTCACGAAATCCCCACAGAGGTTCTGAACGACTGTTAAATACCGAGCCATACCCCAGAATGTGGGTTGGGGCATTATCATATTGTTCCGCCCGCACCTCCCCGCTGTAACAGCGCGTTTCACGGTCATTCATCGTTCTTTTCCTCTTTGCCTTTCGTATCTTTAAAGTTATTCAACGGATTTGCTGCATTTACGCTGACCAGCATTTCATCCAGACCGTCAACCGGGTTCATATCCTCAAATGCCCTGGCTTCATTCCGACTCATCCAGCCATCTGTAATGGCAAAGTGATAGAACTGCGCACGCTCCTGTGGGGTCCCACGGAGCAACCCCGTGAGGTTGAAACGAACGTAATACCCGGCAGCCCGTTCTGTACGGGTAAACAGGCGACGGTTAAGCTCCTGCTCCCAGTTCGCAACCCAGGGCATCATCGTGTAGCGAACAAACTGAATCGCCTGCTGCGTAATATTCGAAAATGTGGCTTTTTCCAGGTCATTAATCATGTGCGCCGGGACATTAAAAATCCCGGCAATCATCGACCGGTTCAGCTTGGTCATATCAATGATCTGAGCATCCACCGGAGAAACTGTCAGAGCGCGGTAATCCAGTTGCGCAGGCAGCAACATGGTTTTATTTTCCTGGCTGCGAAGCGCTGTCACCGCCCGCTGCCACATATTTTTAAGCCTGCCCCAGCTTTGTTCGTTCAGTTCATTTTTCACAGAAATAATACCGGCAGGACGGGCATTACCGTTAAAAAAGGCGCTGGTATACTGCTGGCCACTCATTCCCATACCAATGGTTTCAGCATGCTGCATGATCGGGCTCAGTCCCATTTTCTGATTGTTTCCCAGCGCCCTGATATGGATCATGTCGTCCGGACTTACCGCAAATGCACCCTCTTCGTTATACACCCCGTAAGTATGACGCCCACCGGTGTTAAGTAACGTGGTTTCCCATGGCATACAGCATTCAAGGCTGGTAACCTCTCCACGACGATTACGTTTTACCCACGTATAACCATTGCCCCACCCCAGCACATGACGCTGCTTCAGTTCCCGCCACTTATAGCTGGTCTGCCAGGCATTAGGTTCATCATGAACGAGCCAGAACAACGGATGATCGCGTGCCGGCTGAACATGCTCATTCGTTTTTCGCATCACATGCAGGGGCATCTGAGCCACACTGGATGAAATAACATAAATACAGGCATAGACAGCAGCCAGCTTCATGGATGTTTCCGGACTGACATACACATCCCGGGCAAAAATATTATCCGTCTCAGCGGCCTCTCCGGTTACCGGAACCGAGGGATTTTCCAGAGGCTCACTGCGAAACAGAGCATCAAGAAGCATGTTTTCTCCTCATGGACACCACCAGTGCATAAAGCAGCAACAAACAGCCCGACAGCATCAGAGACGCTGGCAGACCTGCATACAGATAAACGCCAGCAGTGAGCAAACCGAAACCGATCAGCCCGGTCATATCAGTAATAAGCTGTTTCACAGAATTAACAGGTCCTCATCAGGATCAAGCGTGGACAGAAAGTCATTCACGCCCCCTCCATTTACCAGAAAGCGGCTCATGGCTGTAAAAAGCGCAACAGGGCCGTCGATTTTGGCTTCCGGCGTGGATTTATTCGGGAAGATGTTGTCGTTTTTGTCCGGTTTTACAGTAACGTTAGACATCATCCAGTTCATGACCGGATGATTGCTGTGATGGAAACGCCCGGCATAAACCAGTGATTCCGTTTCCTTCATGGCCTCTGACAGATTGCGGACCGTCTGCGGAACCTCCACCAGCGGTATCCCTTCTTCAGCCAGTGCCAGGCTGAACTGCATTGCGCTCCACGGGTCAAATCCCAGTTCCCTGAGGTTTTCACCGCCAATCCATTCCAGTAAGTCACTTTTTATCTGAGCATGATCGATAACATCACCATCCGTCAGGATGAGCTTATCCATCTCCGCCCACTTCCGGTAAAGTTCTGCCTGCTGCCGCGAGCATCGTTCCAGCCGTCCTTCCGGAAGCCAGAATTTAAAATCAGCATGAACATGTCCGTTATCGGTTCGCCAGAGTTTTGCCGCCGCACAGATATCAATCTTATGAGCAAGGTCGACGCCGACCCACATGGGATATGTTTTCAGCTCATGTTGTGGAGCAATGTATTCGCACTTCTCCCACTTAATCATATCCATCCAGGCAGATTCGGCAGTGACCCACACATTCATGTGTTTGGTAAAAAAATTCACCCGCGCAGAGACCTGCTCCTTCGCTTTTTTCGCCAGACGACGCAGATCATCCCAGCGTTTACAGATGCCCAGGCCAGGATTCGCTTTCTGCCAGACCGTTTCATCAAACGGATCATCTCCCTCATCGAGCGTGTAAATGATCGCAAAGTAAGAGTCGTCTTTTACAGCGCCCTCCACGTCGCTGTTATAGCCTCGCAATACCTTGATGGCGTAATCACGCTGCTCGTAACAAATCCCTTCCTTGTTAAAGCCAGCCGTGGTGATACCAAATAACAGAGACTGCAGACGGGCACCGGTTGCCGTTTCCAGAACGTCCCACACGTCGCGGGTTTTATGTGCATGCAGCTCATCAATAATGGCACAGTGGATGTTCAGACCGTCCAGGTTGTTTGCATCCGAGGAAAGCGGTTCAAATTTTGATGCGCTCTGCTCCTGGTAAATCGCCAGCTTGTTGAAGTCAAACAACCGCCCGAGTGTCGACCGGGCTTTTCTGACCATATTTTTGGCGTCTTCAAACACGATTCTGGCCTGGTCACGCGTGGTTGCGGCTGAATACACCTCAGCTCCGCCTTCACTATCTGCCCCCGTCATATACAGGCCGATACCCGATGACAGTGTTGATTTTGCGTTTTTACGGGCGACTTCGTTGTACGCCGTCCGGAACCGGCGCACCATCACCGGGCGTCCGCTGCCATCGCTGCGCATGACAACTTCCCCGGTTTCTTCATTGACCAGCGGAATGACAAAACCAAAAATATTAATGAGGATAAATACATGCCAGTCCATCAACTCAATGGGCTGGCCTGCCAGCGCCCCTTTTACATGAGGCACAAATTTGTAGAAATTCAGGATGTGCTGCGCACGGGGTTCACTGAAATAAATCCCCCGCTCTTCGCCGTACTTCAGATCATCAAGAAAACGCTGGCAGGCCAGGCGGACAAATTCGCCAGCAACAATTTCTCCTGCAACAACACGTTCGGCGTAGCGGATCCCATCAGCCACTTTTGCCATCAGTCTCTCGCTTTTAAAAGCTCTGCCAGCGGATCAACATTATCCGGTCCGGCGGTATTTACTTTTGCCCGGCTTGCCGGTGACATACCAAATTCTGCAAGCATCGCCCGGATCCGCTTCCAGGCATCCGCTTTCATCGCAGCAGCCGGGTGTGCCTTAATCAGCACATCACCGTTCTGCGTTTCCGAGCGGTAGGTGTACCCCTCAACATCGAGTGTTTCGCAGTGATGCCGGTATTCGGTATAGGCTTCCACCAGTAGCTCAAGCGCACGCGCATCAAGCTGAGAAATGATCCCTTCCGCATTCAGCTCTTCCGCCATTCGCCTGAACCAGTACTTCCCCTGCGCCCCTAAATGTTGCGGAATTTTAGGGAGACCTTTTTCATCCTTTTTAGCGGTTTTTTTGAGGTCTTTAACTGGCCGCTTTGAGGGGTTGCCTCGTATCAAATGCAGGCGTGGCGGGATTTTCGGGGGTCCAGACATAATCGGTTTTACCTATCAATCATTTAATCACATTCCAAAAAAAAGTTTTCGAACCTGCGGCGATGCGAGGAAAGGTCAGGCGGCGGTACTGAACAGCCAGGGTTGCAGAGATTTGACCCGCCCCTCCCCTACAGATGGGAGCTGTTATCAATTGATGCGTTCGCGCGCTGTTTTTGCTTTATGACAGGGCCAGCACAGACTCTGCAGGTTACTGTCTGCATCCGTGCCACCATGAGCTTTCGGAATGATGTGGTCCACAGTTCTGGCTTCAACGGCTCTCCCATTGCGCAGGCAGTTCTGACACAGATGATTATCACGCTTCAGTATGCGCGCACGTGTGGCATCCCATTTCGAGCCATAGCCACGCTGGTGGCGGCTCAGTCCGCGTTGATGCTGTACCCATCCTTCGCCACGATGTTTATCGCAGTAACCAGAACTGTCTGTGGTTGTACCTGCACATCCACGCTTACGGCAGGCGCGTGGGATTAGTGCTGGCATGTTTCGCCCTTATATAAATCAAAGGTGACCTGCATTGAGTATCTCCATGGAATAGATTTGCTGCTGATATGAGACAGATCAATAGACTTCATGAGCCAACGGGTGTAGATATTACTTTTTACTTCAGAGGGTTAACTCATGGATATTAAAGATAAAATCAATACCATTTTGTTATGTGACATTGCCATCCACCTAGGTATCGAAACTGATATTGATCCACAGCTTGTTAAATATGCTGTGTCATCTGGTAATGATTGGGTTATCAAGGCCGAATATTCACATTTGGATGTTGACGAACCAAGTAAAGAAGATCGTGATTTTGTTACTGCTGTCTTGAATATGTATCGCGGACTTTCCAATGCTTTCAGGAAACTTAGTGATGACGAGCAAAAAGAATTAGTCCGTGACCATCATCTAAAAATACATGATGGGGCAATTCAGCTCCCAGGTTTCGACGGTAATAATGAATGCGATTACTTCAGTATCATTGAGGCGTATCAGAAATTTGATCGCTTCCCCGAACAGAAACAGCCCATTGCCAATACTCATTCACTTACAGAACATCTCTATAACGCAATGCTTGATGAGTGTAAGAAAATTGACGCTGTAAATCGAAGCTGGGATTTATCGAAGGAAGAACTGGCATCCATTCTTTCCACAGCTCCACGCAGTTTCTAAGTGCTTTAGGCGGGTTTCCAACCCGCCTTATTATGCTCGTATATAGAGAAGGAAGCACCCAAATTAACCAGCGCGGATTTCTTTTCCTCAATACGGCTGTTAAGTTCAGCAACTGCATGCGGGCGTATGGCCTCAAGAAAAGCACTATATTGATAGGCAGACTGGATTGTCACACCAAGCCCTGCACCACTTTCCAGTATACCTTTCTGTCGCTGTAGCTCTTTCATCTCGTTATAGATGTAATGTGCGTTACTTAGGTTTTCTACGTTCACGCCCTAAGTTCTTCCTGCAGTTAGCCTGCACTGATTTGTTATGCGCCAATATGTCCCGCTTCGTCTGTTGCATTATCATAAGTAATAGCGTAGGTTGACACCTTGGCTCTCTTTCGCCACCGGCGAATCTTTAGCGGATTATCCTTGGCCGGTTTTTATCTGAGACATTGCTCACGAATGTATAGCTGTGCCCCTTCCAGTTGCTTCTGCATCGTCATCAACCGTTCTCTGAGGGTGAAATAATCCCGTTCAGCGGTGTCTGCCAGTCTGGGGCTGGTTGCATTATCCACGCTGGTGGGTCCGGTGGCTTCACGCACGGCTGCGGAGCAACTGGCATTGACCCGCAGGCGCTTACGACCAGCGGCAACATCAGCGCGCAGAGTTTCATTTTCAGCTTTCGCATTGGCTAATTCTCTCGAGTACTTTGCATCGAGCGCAGCAACATCACGCTGACGCTGCTGCATGTCAGCGATGGTGGCGGTCACCTGCTTCAGCTCACTGACTTTTTTATCACGTTGTTCTTTGTAGGTGATGGCGTTATCACGGTAATGATTGACCGCCCACGACAGGCAGACGATAGTGCAGATAACCAGAGCATAAATAATCGCGGCGACTCTGCTCACTGATCTATTCCCCAACAGGCTAATGCGCTTTCCTGGTCACGACGAATAACCTGTCCATAGCAGTTATTTGAACGTATGCGGCAATCGCGCCCACCATCTTTTATCCACCAGCGAATCGCCTCGCATGCGCCCTTACGATCACCAGCATTCAGCCGCTTATAAAACGTCGATGGAAAACACTTACCGGGGCCAATGTTATAGGGACAAAATGACGCGATACCCGCTTTTTGTGGTTCGGTCAGTGGTACTTTAATATTGCGCTCCACCCATGCCAGCGCCTTATCACGCTCAATGGCGTTGACCTGGTCGCATTTTTCCTTCGACAGTTTCATACCGGGAAAAACGGGTTTTCCATCCACCATCGTGGCACCCCGACAGATGGTCCAGATGCCGGACCCATCGCGGTATGCCGTTGTGTGGTTACCTTCTTTTTCATCCAGAAACTGGTCGAGAATATCAGGCGCGGGCGCACCGACGGCAATCAGTGCCAGAACGGCAGCCGACAGGCCGTATCTGATTTTTGCGTTCATGGATATTTATCAGGATTTATCGGTTTCTGCCCACGGACAGGTTTATCTGTTCCGGTCAGTGACTTAAGGTTGTGATTCCGGAGGAGTCTTCAGAGAACCAGTAATTCTTCCTGGTAGCTTTCCTTTGCAGGTTATCCACACATTCTGCGCCTCTAAAATTACGGGGCGCTTTTCCGGCGACTGCTCATCCCCTTCACATAACCCGGCAGCAACATCCAGGAAGACCTGTCTGATGCTCCTTCTGGCTGCTGCCTCATAAAACTCCAGCGCGGCACCTTCAACACGGTCCAGCGAGATGTCCAGGGCAAAAATTTCACCGTCAAAGCGTTTTTTGTCCCGTAACGCTAAAGTTACCGTAACTTTATTCTCAAAATTGCGGATCCCTTTCACAATCAGTTCATAGTTTTGAGTCATTGAATTACTCTCCCCGTGCAGCCTTACGCTTGTCTTCTCTGATTTTGAAGTACAGATTTGTCAGATAAGTCAGGAAGCCCAGAACCAGACTCCCAAGTACACCAATCGCAGCCCACTGTGACGGACTGACCTGATCAAGCCACTGTAAAAACCAGTAGCCAGCACTGCCTGCGGAGGTGCCATAGGCAATGCCCGTTGAAATTTTGTCCATGGATTTCATAGCCTCACCTCCGCAAATAACGGATGGCGTAGTTTTACACTGAGAAATGAAAGGGATTTGAAAAGAAAAACCCGCAAAAGCGGGCGAAACAATATATACAGTAAGGAAAGCACTCTATCCAACAAACCACCCACAGTTAATCGGAATAAAAGCAGAGTGCTTATGAATGATCGCCTGCTCGAAGGTTAGTATTTCTGCACAGCAATTTTGCAAAAAAAAGCGATCATTCATAACTTAAACGTCTTTCAGTCACTCCGGGATTTCCCATCATCGCAGACTGAAAGACTCTAACTGGAGCGGGCAGCGGGAATCGAACCCGCATCATCAGCTTGGAAGGCTGAGGTAATAGCCATTATGCGATGCCCGCATATGGTGCCGACTACCGGAATCGAACTGGTGACCTACTGATTACAAGTCAGTTGCTCTACCTACTGAGCTAAGTCGGCACTGGACCGCCACCGGGGACTCGAACTTCGCACACTCAACTTAAAGGGTTGACGCTCTTTCCTGATGAACTGGTGACGGTTGGTGGCCCTTGCTGGATTTGAACCAGCGACCTGGCGATTATGAGTCGCTCGCTCTCACCACTGAGCTAAAGGGCCGGGCGCAGGATAATAACGTTACGAAATAAATGTTGCAAGCATTCAAGAATCACCTAGTTAAAAATTACCCTTACTTCCTCCACCAGCGCATTCACCATTTCTATCCGAGATAAGTGGCACAAAAAAACCCGCTTGTGGGCGGGTTTTGTTTGCTTTTGCCATCACGTACAAAATCGGCAAAATATCAGATTTGCATGAAATATATGCCTTTCAATCTACTTTTGCAACACTTTGCTTTGAAAATGCCGCCTTTTGTTTTGAACGTGTTCTCATTACAAACAATAAAGCCTCACTATCCAGTCGGTGAAAAATGTGTTTCATTGCAACCCAGTGACGAGTAAATGTTTTGGACCAGTTTTTAGTTGTCACTCCCGCCAGTAATGCCAGCTCCTGGTATTCATAACCTTCCCCACCAAAAAGTTCTGCTTTTACTGCCTGCGCCGCCAGCCAGATTAATTTTTTCAGGCGTTCCTGCGTTTTCCCTGCAATTTTTCTGGTACCGGATTGAGTATTAAATTCATTCCACGCCCACTGTGTTATCGCGATCTGATATTCCCAACAAATACTCCCGCTGTAACTCCACAACAACCAGGCTTTATGATGTTCTTCAAGAGACAGAACAGCCCGCCGCCACGATGATGTCGAAAACTCAACCGGACTGACCAGAGGAATTGACGTCCCCTTCGCCAGCGATTGTTTCCCCGGGATTGGTGGATTATCCCGCGTAATCATTTTTCCGGTCACTTCATCTCGGTACCGGATTTTTTTACGCCTGTAACGCCCTGTATCGAACATGGCATTCTCCTGCCAGGCTTCAAGCTGACCTTTTGTTGCCCCACTCAAATCAGCGGTGGCGATAATGAGCTGCTCACGCACAAACTGTAAATACTGGTTATTCATGCGCACTCCAGTTCTGTGATTTTTATCCCCAGTCGCCCACCAGGAACGAGCTGACCGCGCACAATATTGATTTCATCAAACTGCTCGTCGTCTATGAGTAGCCCGGCATGCGTCAGCGCATCCAGTGGTGCTTTCAGGATATTGTCCAGGTCACGACGGCGCTTATCCGGTGGCTCTGCAATAATCTTTATCGCCAGCCTTCCGGACAGGTTTAATTTCAACCGCTGCTGGCGAACAATTAGCGCCACATCATGGCGATAACGCTTTCCGGCCTCCGAGATGAAATACGTATTGCCATGACGTCGCCAGTAGGTATTCACCGTCGGCGGGTAAGGCAAAACAAATTCTATGCGTTCAGTCATTCATGCTTTCCACTTCAGGACACCCGAATTTCTCGCGTGCATTAAAAAACGAATCAGCAACAACAGCTGGCTGCCGTGTTTTTCTTCAAAATCTTTTACCCCGGCGTGCAGTCCGTTATGACATTTACGGCACAGCGGAATAACAAACAAATCATCAGCCTTTGTTCCCATCCCTCCCAGTCCATGACCAATGATGTGATGCGGATCATCTGCCTGATTACCGCACGTCATGCATTTCTGCGTTTTTACCCAGCGCGTGTATACAGGCATCTCTTCCCGTTGTGGTTTCTGGCGCTGGAGATACTGAGCCGGTGACTCCGGATCAACAGCAATGCTGACCACCGTCTTTTCCTGTGGCGGGTTTTGCTGGTGGGCGTGAGGCAGCGGCGCAAGATTTTTTGTGCGCTGCTTCAGTATGCTGGTGGCGGTCTGCTCTCCCGGTACGATGTCGCTTTCACGGTACATTGAACGGATTTTTTCCGCACGCAACCCCAGCGAACGACGTAATACCGCTTCCGGTAGCGCGTCCGCCACCTGATTGCGGACCGCCCACCAGGATAATTCAGCCAGAGATAATTCACGCTCCTGCGTACCGCTTATTGCGTGACCGATGACGTCAATCATCCATGCTGACAGGTTTTGATGAGCAAGTTGCCCGAGTGATTCGGATGTCTGGTCACGCAGCTGGTTGTCGCAGTGCCAGCACAACACCATTGCGCCGGTACCGTAACGATGTATGACGATTTCACTGTGATGATAGTCACCATGAGGCCACTGGCAGGATTTGACATGACGCAACAGCCAGTCAGACAGTGCCCCAGCGCCGCCAGCAGCACGAATCACCCGCTCATCGCTGAAAAATGGCAGTAATGTTTTGTCTTCCACCAGCGGCTGGCGAGCGGCAGGAACGACCCCGGACGGCAGATTACGCATGCTTTTTGGTTCCGGCTCCACCAGTATTCTGCCGTTATGGAATGCTGACATTGATTCACGGCCTGGCTTAACGATAACCAGACCGAGTTCCGGTACCAGAACAGGTCGAAGTAATACCCGCACATTACCTCCAGATCCGTTGCTGGAATGTGCGGGACGGACGCGGTGGCCGTTCGGAGTAAGGGAGCCTGACGGAGATTATCCAGTGACGGTAGTCGAGGCTAAGGGCTTTTTTAACCTCGCATCCGCGCCTGCGGTAACACTGAATGAGCCATTCGGCCTGTTCTTCAGTGCATGGGGGATGCTGGTACCAGTCAGATTTGAATGCGTGAAAACACCGTCCGCGCCTGCTGGCAAAGACGGCAGAATCATCAGAATTGTATAATTTGGTATCGTGCGCCATCGGTTGTCTCTGCTGGCGCAGCAGGTGCCAGTTGTTCAGGCTGGCCTGTGGATTGTAAACCAGAATACGTAAAACAAAAACCCGCCGAGGCGGGTATGAATGAGAATTATTTTTGTTTTATGGTAAATGAAATAACATTGTCAGAATGAATCATATCTGATTCTTTAAATCGTGTAATTGCAGATAACTCATTTAAGGGAAGAGCAAAGATATCAGTTAACTCAGTTACCTTTATGATTGAATGCTTATCAAGAAGTAAAAGTAACTTATTAAGTAACTCAGGCTCTTCTTTTGGGATTGCATCATCTAACGGCTCCCTACGATGGAATGGCGCTAATTGCTTAAATATATAGCTTTTCTGATTATCGCTGATTAACTTAAGGCTATGACTCCTCATGGCAATACTACCGATAGATGTAATCCAACGTAGTTTTAATCGTTCTAACGCTGATAAATTTGGACTATAAAATTCACGCCCGAAAGTCGTGGCTGGCATTAAAAAGCTGGAGGCAAAATAATCGGCCTGCAACTCCACTAGGTCGAATAATTCTTTATCATTCAGGTAGTCATCCTCCACTGCCCTATGCATAATTAAATGGCCAAGTTCATGAGCAAGACTAAATCGCATGCGAACAGCCGTCTTCGAGCTATCTAACATAATTAAAGGCCGCCCATTATGCCAGAACGAAAAGGCATCAACTTTCTCACCAGAAGGTAAATGAGAAACCACGATTCCTTTATTTTCAACAAGTCTAGTTAAATTGAGTATTGGACCATCACCTAACCCCCAAAAACGCCTTAATTGGGTGGACATATCCTCAATATCAGATAGAGACAGAACCTCAAAATCAATAATATCGAATTCAGGCAGAACCACATCTGGTAATTGAGCATATTTTAGACATTCATCCAATATTAATGCCGCCCAACGCCCACGTGTTTTCCCTGTAACTCGAGCCTTTTTGGTCGCAGTTGAACGACTTCTAAAATGAATCGCCCCCTCCAGAGATGGAGAAGCACTGGAGGCTAAGAAAAATCGTTCTGGAAATCCTAACACCTTGGCTATTGCAGAAAGTGTATCAGCAGAGGGAGACTTCAACCCCTTCTCAAATGACGAAATAGCTTGTCTTGAAATATTGAGCACTCTGGCAAGTTCAGCCATCGTCAACCCTTTTGCCTCTCTTGCCTCCTCAAGGCGACGAGGATTAAACGATTTATCAGTAAATGGTGTTTGTGCGATATTCATGCTCATGATTGCTGTGATTTAATTATTTGTTCGGTAAGAATCTTAATTTTATCTTCAATCTCAGAATCCACATTTTCTGCTTCAACTTCTACCATCGTCATAATTGGTAAAGACTCAGTATAAAGAATCCCGTAATTATCCGAAGAAGGAACAGTTAAATTCAGTTTGGACAAGTGCTGATTACTGCCATCATGTAACATATAAACATGTCCACCAGACGCTCTCCCATCCAGGGAGTCGGCATTTTCATCCCCAAAATTCAATTCATAATTTTGATTAGCGTAAACAGCTCTATACAATGCCTGCTTAGGAAGTGGCGCATTACCCGATAAATGATGTGCCGTCATTTTCCAGTTGTTCGAGTGAATCGCAATGTGTTTACAATTTTTAGCAGCATTGCTACCGACTTCAAAAGCCAGCCCCACACGCTTAGCCGCATTCTCAAGCAATGCATCGGCATAAAACCAGCGCAAATATGACTGTGCTTGAGCCCAAAAAGAACCAAACTCTTTTGCCTTCATATGCGAATGAAGATAAGCCTGTGCTAACGCGATCGAAAGCTCTTTGCGGCACTCCTTGTCATATGCTTCTAACAACTGTTGAGATAAATTCTGCATGACCGTAATATCCTTGTTGTTTTGGTGTCAACCATATTTCCATTTAACATAGACTTTGTCAACCAGATAGATGCTAGAAAAACCCGCCGAAGCGGGTTAAGCGCGGGTGCATTGAGGATGCCTGACTCATCAGAGGTGGCGAGGGATTTCTCCCCCGCCAGGTCTCTTACTCCTCAGGTTCGTAAGCTGTGAAGACAGCGACCTCCGTCTGGCCGGTTCGGATTCGTACCTCGCAGAGGTCTTTCCTCGTTACCAGTGCCGTCACAATGACGGTTAAACAGATGACGATCAGGGCGATTAGCATCGCCTTTTGCTGCTTCATAGCCTGCTTCCCCTTGCCTTTCGGCACGTAAGAGGCTAACCTACATTTGTGAGACATAGATTGGGCCTCAGATTAATGTTAAGCGTCTTGCAGGACGCGAAATGTTAACTGGGGCTTTTCTCTATCTGCCTTTCAGTGTTCATGCCTGAGACAGATAGCCTCAAGCACCCGCAGCCATTCTACTTAACTCACGTCACCTCGCCAATATGAAATCAATCAGAAAGGTGATCCATAAAATCACTCCTTCTCTTCTTTTCCGTAGTGGAGTTGGCCAATTTTGATAAGAGGGCGTCCCTGAGATTTGCGGTGTAGATTGGTATCGCGCAGAGAATACACACAGCCACAATATTCCTGCTGATAGAATTTTTCGCGCTTGCTGATTTCAATCATACGGGACGAGCCGCCCTGCTTGCGCCAGTTATAATCCCAGTACACCATACCCGGATAATGCGCAACAGCTCGCCGCCCACACTCGTTAACCTGCTGCATATTTTTCCAGCGTGAAATGCCCAGTGAACTGCTGATCACACTGAAACCATTTTCAGCAGCGTACAACGCTGTCCGCTCAAAACGCATGTCAAAACACATGGTACAACGGATCCCCCTCTCAGGCTCCCATTCCATTCCTTTGGCACGTTCAAACCAGTTGTCGGTGTCGTAATCAGCATCGATAAACGGCACGCCGTGTTGTTCAGCAAAGCGAATATTTTCATCCTTACGAATTAAATACTCTTTCTGAGGATGAATGTTCGGGTTGTAGAAAAAGATGGTGTAGTCGATTCCCGAGGCCTGAAGCGCCTCCATCACTTCACCGGAACATGGAGCACAGCAAGAGTGCAGTAGTAGTTTGTTTGCCCCGTTTGGGAGCTCCAATTTAGGCCGTTTGAAATCAGCAATAGTCATAAATATTTTTATTGGGGTCATGAAAATAGCACAGAGTGTAGCATCAGAGCAGGTCTATCGGGAATATATGTCTAAATCTGGTAATATCTGGTTTTGACGCAAAGCGGACAACCACGCTGGCTCTACCCTGCGCCATGAAAATGTCAATTCACATCTGAACTAATGCTCTTTAATCTAGTAACGTCTAAAATACCTAACATTTCCTTGATAAAATGCCAGTACACGCTGCATAGCTTCGCTCTTCCGGCACTCGCGACAGATTATATTCAGGCGCCTGTCGTAGCGGCGTATTTCGCCGTCTGGTAACGACCAGATAAGGTCCGGATCAACCACTGCAGGTTTCTTCACCTTTGCCCTTGAGAGTTTTTTGCGAGCATTTTGCCAGTCCTTACGCGCCTGTTCAGACGGGAATAACCCGTAACCAGAGTTGTATACATCGCCACTGGCAACCAGCTCTCTGGCGAGAACACTCATCAGATATCTTGTCGCACCTGTCCTGGCTTCCAGTTGCCGCAACGTCTCGCGACCGCTCAGACGTACAAGTTCAACAACCTGCCCTTTAATTTTTTCCCGCTCTTCTTGTGTAAATACTTTTGCCATAAGCGCCTCCGGCAATCACTTTTCCGATACAACACGGCGGGAAGAATCAGTAATCTGTCGAACAATATCCCGGTGCTTGTTCAGCTCCCGCAGCGCGGCGCAGACTCGCTCCCACTTCTGAACATCACTTTTCGCCCTGCGCAGCGCCAGGTTTGCCCTGCGAAGGGACGGAAAAATCAGCTCATCTGCTTGCGTTTCGGTAAACGATGGCAACGGCTGCACAATGTCCGCCACAGTTTCTGTTTTAATTTCTTCCTGTGTTGCGGCTTCCCGGACTGGTAACGCAGCACCTGCTGGCTGAGGAAAGGCCTTACCATCACTTTCCGTTACCAGCGCGGCTTTCGGCTCTGCTGGTAAATTATCGCCCGGCATGCAGTAACGAAATTTACCGTTCTGATTAACGCGTGCCAGCCGCCCCGTTGCGGTTACCACCGCCAGCGTGGAAGCAACCTTGCGAGTACTGACACCGAACTTACCCGCCAGTTCCTCACACGTTTTAGCCCCATCCTGACCGATAAACTCAATCATCATGTCTGCGGTAACTTTTTGTTCGACCTCCCCGGTCAGCATATCCTGTGCTTCAGATTTTACTGGCCGCTCTTCGGTTACCCGGGATTCACCTTCGCCAGCCAGAAACCAGGTGTGACCAGTTTTATCAACGACGCCTTTTCTTTTGAGTTCCCACAGCTCGTTGACAGCCTCTTCACGACTGATTCCAAGGCGAGCTGCCACCACATGTGAAGAGGCTTTTTTCAGTGCTTTCAGTGCGTCAGATACGGTTTCCATTAAAATTTCCTCCGGACAAAATTACTTCACAACCCTCATATTGCTGACATTTGGACGCCAGCTATCCCAGTTAAACGTCACCCATCGACCACCGTTCATGGTCATGCGGTCCATAATCCTCTCACCAAGAAGCGTACTCATTGCGGCATGATTCAGGTTTGTTAACATCCCGACACTGCACAGTGATGCTGTCCGGCGATCAATTATCTGGTGCAATACCACCTGCTCGTTTTTCGTCTCCCGCTGAACGCCTATTTCATCCAGGACCAGCAAATCAACCCCGCAAAGCTCCTGTAAAAATTTTTCCCCGGATTTGCCGTTGTCGTAGCTGTCATGCAACACGCTCATGACGTCAGACACGGTGACGATAATCACGCTGCGCCCCTTCACCATCAGCCGGTTGCCCATCGCCGCTGCAAGGTGATTTTTCCCGGTGCCGGTTTTACCGCTGAACACAAAATTCGTGCACCCGGTCATCAGTTCGTCAGCTATGGATTTGGCCTGGCTCAGCGCGTATTTTTGCCCGTCGTTCTGCACCTGATAATTTGCAAACGAGCATTTGCTGTGCAGAGGCTGGATGCCCGAACGATTCAGGATTTTTTCCACCCGCAACTGGCGATTCTGGCGGTTAATCTCCTCGCTGCGTTTTCGTCCTTCAGCAAGTTGCCATTCCCGCCACTCCTCCACCGTCCGGTACGGTGGAACCGACCCCTGTGGTGCAAGTCTGCGAATACGTTCAAGAACCCCAACTGCCGCAATGTTTTTCATGACACGTCACCCCCTGAATCCCGGCGGTATTTCAGTGTCCGGTTCAGAAATGTGATTCACGCAACGCTGCGCAGGCGAACGCCCCAGGCGGATAACCAGTTCATCCCATTTTTCCCGGAGTTTTGCCGGACTCATGATGTTTTTTACCCAGAACGAATCCCGCTGGAGACGCCCAAACATTTCACAAATTTGTCTGTGAGTTCTGCCATCCAGCATCCGCATTGTGCGAACGTCATTGGCCCATGCTGTCCAGTTGGGTTCTTTCGGTCTAGTGATCTCGCCATCATAGCTGGCCGCCTGCTCGTAAAGACTCACGATTCGTCCCCAGATCCACTGTGCGCACACCAAATCTTCCTGACTTCCCCACTGGCGTTTTTTCGCACTGAACACAACCGCGTCAGGGTGTCGGGTTAAAAAATCCTGTTCAGCCGTCTGCGGGTCCGGTTGCGAAGCGTCCGGACAAGAAGATCTTTTATCTGACGGATCAGGTTTTAATACTGACGGATCGGGGTCAATCATCGCCCCCCTAATCGGCAGTTTTTTATCAACAGTTGATCCATCAAAATTTGACGGGTCAACCGTTGAGGGGTCAATATTTGACGGGTCAACTGTTAACGGGTCATTTTTTGCCGGGCTAATTTTTCTTTTCGGTTTATATGACTCACGCGCCGCCGCCGCAGCTGCTTCGAGTTTTTCCACATTAAGCCGATAGATATTGCTTACATTACGCCCACCGACCTTACGCTCTTCCTTCGTCAGCCAGCCCTCTTTCGCCAGTTCTGCAATAGCCGATTTCACTGTGGATTCACTTCTTGCACCGATCTGACGCCGGATAGTTTCAATGGCAGGCCATGACACGCCCTCGTCATTGCTGTAGTCTGCAAGACGGGCCATAACCGCCACCCTGGATAAGATCATGCCGGTGAAGGCGCACCCTTCCCAGACAAGACCATGAAGCTTGCTGCTCATAAAACCCCCGAACACCGTGCTTTTAGTGCATCACCACAGCATTCCCTGCCGGGCCGCCGCGATTCATCTGGTCATACAAAACAACCGCTGACGCAACAAAATCATCGACATCCTTCACCAGCCGATCCCTCCGTTCGACGATCTCACGGTAATATTCAGAACTGTGGCTGCGCATACGGGCCACCAGCAAAGGCGGCATCGCCTTTTCGATCGCCGGTAACAGAGCCTGCATTTTTTCAACAGCATCAGGGGTGTCTTTCTCTACCCAGCGGAAAATTTTCTGGGTATTGCGAGCCAGGGCTTCCGGATGGCTGTCGTCATACAGTTCTGGGAACGTCATACCCAACTCAAAATAAGCCTGGGTTATTCCAGCTGCTGGAACTTTTTCACCATCAGGACGCGCCCAGGCATTCATCGCCATGCGGATGTGTTCATGCTTGATTTTCATGAATCAAGCTCCTAGAAAGTGGTTGTGTTAACGTTTTGGTATCTTCCAGCTCGGGCCAAATATTCATCCAATCAAAAGGCCTTAGTTGCTGACGTGTAACTTCACCATTACTGGCTCGCTCAATAAGGACACATAACGATGCCCCTAACACTTGACCTTTACTCAATGCCTTTCTTAGATAACCGATGCTGGTACCACACTCGCATGCAAACATACGCTGTTCATCTGACGAAAGAGAATTGAGAAATATTCTTAATTCTTCCATAGCTACTCCTTAGTAAACACAGCAAAGAATACCCACAGGTAAACAAAAGTCAATACCCACAGGTTGTTTACCTTGCGGTAATCGCATCTATTATTTACCTATGGACAAATATGAATTTAGACGACAGCAACTCATCAAAATTCGTGATGAGAAATGCGATGGTAAAGCGGTTAACGTGGCCAGAAAGATCGGGCGCGAGCCTTCTTATGTATCAAGAATGTTGTACCCAGAGGGGAAAAAGGGAAAAAAACGGATCGCTGATGATATGGTGGAGATTATCGAAGAGTCCTTTGGGTTACCCCGGGGATGGATGGATGGTATCGTTTCATCATCAACGAACACAGCCTCCAGTTATGAAACAAGGGTTCTAACGCCACGACAACGTATTTTTTTAGATCTCTTAGACGAACTGCCAGAAAGTGAAGCGGATAAATTATTAAAAACTCTTGAAGAGAAAAAACAGTATTACAATATGATCTACGAAGAAATCCGTAAAAAGAAAGCACAAAACGCATCATAGCTCACCAAACAACTAGTCACCAGTTAAGACACCGCAAAAATTTACCCATGGGTATTTACTTTTTAAATACCTATGGGTATCCTTCTTTTCATACCAACCCACCCCGCCCCACAGAATGCAGGGCAATACTTCGAGTTACCCGGCAGTGGTCAGGGGTTAAGTAGCCAGCCCGAGGCGTAAGAACATGACGGCAGGGTTCAACTTTAATAACTATGCAGCAGGTTTTTGTTCCGCTACCCCGGCGTTAAGGGGAAACAGAGGATTTCTCAGTGGGCGAAGTCAAACATCAGAATGGAAGGCGTCCAGGGATCAGCAAAGAAACAGCGATGGCGCTTTATATTGATATCAGCGCCATTGCCGGACAGGTAAGAATTATCAGAGCGGTAACTAAGCGGTATGCGCCTTTACTTCAGAAAGTCTCTGGTGAGTGCACCGAAGATATTGTCAACGATTTCGTCATCAAACTGCGAGGACTCATCTTCAGTTACAAGGTGACCACAATTTTTGCAGATGGCTCCCGCGAAACTGTCAGAGCCCTGCGGTTTAAAGGATGTGTCAAAGACTTCGCCACCACATTCTGGGCAAGAAAACTTGATTGTATTCATAACCAATTTCCTCTCGAGTAACAGACCCCTCAGAGGATACCACCTCGCCTGACGTGGTTAAAAGCAGGCAACGCTAACCACAAGGAGCCGACATGCAGAAACGAGAACCCGTCATCATCGCGCCAGACTATACCGATGATGAACTTTATGAGTGGATGCGCCAGAAAATTAATGCAGCGCAGGATCTGAAATGGGCTAATGAAGCCAGGGCTAAGCAGGCTGAAAATCTGTCCGCTCTGGAGCAGGATATCACCAATCTGGAAAAAGCAGCGGCATTAAGCATTGCCAGAATGATTACATACCCGCGTTAATAGCTAACCAACGAAGCTAAGGTTGGTAATTAAGGAGTTCTCCACGGGTGAGGTGGAGTGCGTGCGCCGGACACGGGTGAACATCCAGCACAGACAGTTTACTGAAAGGATATTTCCCTGAAAAGTCAGACCATAACGCGAAAGCGCACGGCGAGGTAGCTGGTTCATAGATAGCCTGTCGTTAAATTTTCGTCGACCGTGCGCTTCCGGTTGTGGCACTCCGCGAAATGGCGCGGCGGTAAGTATGGCGGGGTTATTCCTTCCCCGTTGAGGACACCGGGTTGTCAGGTTGACCATACGCTTAAGTGACAACCCCGCTGCAACGCCCTCTGTTATCAATTTTCTGGTGACGTTTGGCGGTATCAGTTTTACTCCGTGACTGCTCTGCCGCCCTTTTTAAAGTGAATTTTGTGATGTGGTGAATGCGGCTGAGCGCACGCGGAACAGTTAAAACCAAAAACAGTGTTATGGGTGGATTCTCTGTATCCGGCGTTAATTGTTAACTGGTTAACGTCACCTGGAGGCACCAGGCACCGCATCACAAAATTCATTGTTGAGGACGCGATAATGGAAACGTTATTACCAAACGTTAATACGTCTGAAGGTTGTTTTGAAATTGGTGTCACTATCAGTAACCCTGAATTTACTGAAGATGCCATTAACAAGAGAAAACACGAACGGGAGTTATTAAATAAAATATGCATTGTTTCAATGCTGGCCCGTTTACGCCTGATGCAAAAAGGACGCTGGCAATGAATACTGCTGTTGCCCTCACTCTGACTGTTTTTCTTAATACTGGCGAACCTGTTGATGTGGTTACTGGTATATATGGTTCAATGAAAGAATGTATGGCTGCCGCAGCAGAACAGAAAATTCCTGGTAACTGTTATCCGGTCGAGAAAGTTATTCGCATGGATAATAACGAAATCCCGGCAGGATTAAAAACAGCGCCGTAATTAATATCCAGTTTCATTTTTATATGCCAGCAATGGCAGGGATTTGTTCACCCTTAAATCTGTAATGAGGTAAAACAAAATGAGTAAAGTCTTTATTTGCGCCGCCATTCCGGACGAACAGGCAATAAAGGAAGAAGGTGCAGTTGCTGTAGCCACTGCCATTGAAGCCGGTGACAAACGCCGCGCCCGTGCCAAATTTACCTGGCAATTCCTGGAGCAATATCCGGCTGCTCAGGACTGCGCTTATAAATTTCTTGTCTGCGAGGATAAAACCGGCATGCCCCGCCCTGCTATAGACTCCTGGGATACCGAATATATGCAGGAAAACCGCTGGGATGAGGAATCCGCTTCCTTTATTCCGGTCGAACCAGAATCCGATCCGATGAACGTCAATTTTGACAAGCTGTCCCTTGAAGTACAGAACGCGGTTCTGGTTAAGTTCGGTACATGTGAAAACATCACCGTTGATATGGTGATTAGTGCTCAGGAATTACTGCAGGAGGACATGGCAACATTCGACGGGCATATCGTTGAGGCATTGATGAAAATGCCTGAAGTTAACGTCATGTATTCAGAGCTTAAGCTGCTCGCCATCGGGTGGGTTAAACATAAATGTAAGCCGGGTGCAAAATGGCCTGAGATCCAGACAGAATTACGCACCTGGAAAAAACGTCGCGAAGCCGAACGCAAAGAAACCGGGAAATACACGTCTGTTGTTGATCTTGCCCGCGCCAGAGTCAACCGGCAGCACACTGAAAACTCAGCAGGAAAAATCAACCCCGCCACTGCCGCCATTCGTCGCGAATACAAGCAGACATGGAAAACGCTGGATGAAGAACTGGCCTACGCTCTGTGGCCTGGTGATATTAATGCCGGAAACATTGACGGCAGCATCCATCGCTGGGCAAAAAATGAAGTTATCGACAAAGATCGCGAAGACTGGAAGCGTATCTCGGCATCAATGCGCAAACAGCCTGATGCCCTTCGCTACGACCGCCAGACTATTTTTGGCCTTGTCCGTGAACGTCCGATCGACATTCACAAAGACCCTGTGGCACTGAACAAATACATTACTGAATACCTGACTACAAAGGGCGTGTTTGAAGATGAAGGAAGAAATCAGAGCACAACTGATACTCTCTCGTCGCCAGTACCAGAAACTGATGCAGTGGAAACGGCAATTCCGGACAACGAAAAAACCGAATGCCAAGTGGAAGTCGAACCATCTGTAGAGCGTGAGGGGCCGTTCTACTTCCTCTTCACCGACAAGGATGGCGAAAAATACGGTCGCGCAAACAAACTTTCTGGTCTGGATAAGGCACTGGCTGCCGGGGCTACTGAAATCACGAAAGAAGAATATTTCGCCCGCAAAAACGGTACATACTCAGGTTCACAACAAAATACTGGTACATCTGACACGACCGCACAACCAGGGCCGGTAAAAGTTACCGCTGACGAAGTAAACAAAATTATGCAGGCAGCCAATATCAGCCAGCCTGACGCCGATGAACTGCTTGCAGTATCACGTGGTGAATTTGTTGCAGGGATTAGCGATCCGAATGATCCGAAATGGGTGAAGGGGATTGAAACCCGCGATTCTGTGAACCAGAACCAGCAAAAAACGGAACAGAACGACCAGAAAGCGGAACAAAACAGCCCAAATACGCAACAAAACGAGCCAGAAACGAAACAACCTGAACCAGTAGTGCAACAGGAACCGGAAAAGATCTGCACCGCCTGCGGTCAGAGCGGTTGCGGCAACTGCCCTGATTGTGGCGCGGTGATGGGCGACGCAACATACCAGGAAACATTCGATGAAGAGAATCAGGTTGAAGTTCAGGAAAATGATCCGGAGGAAATGGAAGGCGCTGAACATCCACACAAGGAGAACACTGGCGGCAATCAGCATCACGATAGCGATAATGAAACTGGCGAGGCGGCAGATCACTCAATTAAGGTGAACGGTCATCACGAAATCACATCCACCAGCAGGACGTGTGACCATCTAATGATCGACCTCGAAACCATGGGAAAAAATCCTGATGCCCCGATTATCTCAATAGGTGCAATATTTTTCGATCCGCAAACCGGAGATATGGGACCGGAATTTAGTAAGACTATCGATCTGGAAACTGCTGGCGGAGTCATTGATCGGGACACCATTAAATGGTGGCTGAAGCAATCACGCGAAGCGCAATCTGCCATTATGACCGATGAAATCCCGTTAGATGATGCACTGTTACAATTGCGAGAATTTATCGACGAAAACTCCGGTGAATTTTTTGTTCAGGTCTGGGGAAATGGAGCCAACTTCGACAACACGATTTTGCGCCGTTCATACGAACGGCAGGGGATCCCCTGCCCGTGGCGTTACTACAACGATCGCGATGTACGCACAATCGTTGAGCTGGGGAAAGCCATAGACTTCGATGCCAGAACGGCTATTCCATTCGAAGGTGAGCGCCATAATGCACTTGATGACGCCCGTTACCAAGCAAAATACGTTTCAGCTATCTGGCAAAAACTGATCCCGAGTCAGGCTGATTTTTAATGTTCAACCCTGATCGCCGCTAACCGCATATAGTTAGCGGCGGTTATGAGATATAGCTATGAGCAGCTTATTTTTAACCGAAGATGAATTGCTAATATTAACGGGCTGCAAATATGCAAGCCACCAGCGAAAATGGTTAATGGAAAACGGGCTTCCGTTCTATACCAATCGTAGTGGCAAACCGATTGTCAGCCGGGATCTATTTACCTGCAATAAAACTTTACCACCACGCGAGGTAGAGCCGAATTTTGGTGCGATCTGATGGGAAGACGAAGGAAAAATCCTGAACACGAAAAATTACCTCCAAATGTATACCCAAATAAATATAGTTATGTATGGAAACCAACATCCAGAGAATCTGTAACACTAACCGCCATCAAGGATGGTTTAGCTGCTTTATGGAAAAAGTATGAGGAAACTGTAAATAATCGCGATCGTGCAATGACATTCGGTCGCTTGTGGGAAAAATTCCTCGCCAGCGCCTATTACAGTGACCTCAGTCCAAGAACACAAAAAGATTATCTGCAACATCAAAAAAAGTTGCTTGCCGTATTCGGTAAGGTGCCGGCAGATTCCATAAAACCAGAACACATCCGTCGATACATGGACAAGAGAGGGGAACAGAGTAAAACGCAAGCCAACCATGAAAAAAGCAGTATGTCCCGCGTTTACAGTTGGGGGTATGAGCGAGGGTACGTGAAAGCTAACCCATGTGCAGGTGTAAGTAAATTCAAGGCCAAAAACCGCGAACGATATGTAACCGACAAAGAATACCAGGCAGTATTAAGCGTTGCACCTCTTCCTGTTTTTATCGCAATGGAAATTGCCTATCTGTGTGCAGCGAGGGTTTCCGATGTGTTATCGCTGAAATGGGAGCAGATTGGAAACGACGGGATCTTTATCCAGCAAGGGAAAACAGGAAAAAAACAGATAAAAGCATGGAGTCCACGATTACAGGCGGCGATCGAAAAAGCAAAACAGTTACCAACATCCGCCTATGTAATCAGCAATCAATACGGCAACCGATATATGTACAAAGGCTTTAACGAAATGTGGGTAGATGCAAGAAATCGTGCTGGAAAAATTTCAGGTATTTTAACCGACTTCACCTTTCATGATCTGAAGGCGAAAGGAATTTCAGACTATGAAGGAAGCAGCCGGGATAAGCAACTTTTCTCTGGTCACAAAACCGAAGGGCAAGTGCTAATCTATGACAGGAAGGTTAAAGTTTCACCAACACTTGATGTCCCGTTACCTGAAAATATTCCAAGAAAATATTCCAAGTAATTCCAAGTGTGATTTTTGTCACTGACTTAATGATGTGTAAGTGATTGAATTTTGGCGGAGAGAGGGGGATTTGAACCCCCGGTGGAGTTGCCCCCACTCCGGTTTTCGAGACCGGTCCGTTCAGCCGCTCCGGCATCTCTCCGTTCAGATGGTTGCCATGATGTCAGGAAATTTGGCATTTTAACAGTCCCTGTCCGTGCAATTTTGTTCAAGTGACGAGTTTGCGAGCAAAACGATGATTAAGTGGCCCTGGAAAGTACAAGAATCAGCACATCAAACTGCCCTTCTCTGGCAGGAAGCACTATCGATCCCCCTTTTAACGGGTCTGACGGAACAGGAACAAAGCAAATTAGTCACTCTTGCCGAACGTTTTTTACAGCAAAAGCGGCTTGTTCCTTTACAGGGCTTTGAACTGGATTCATTAAGAAGCTGCCGGATAGCACTTCTATTTTGCCTACCCGTTCTGGAGTTAGGACTGGAATGGCTGGATGGTTTTCATGAAGTCTTAATTTATCCTGCGCCATTTGTGGTCGATGATGAATGGGAAGACGATATCGGTCTGGTGCATAACCAACGTATTGTTCAGTCAGGTCAGAGCTGGCAGCAAGGGCCTATCGTTTTGAACTGGTTGGATATACAAGATTCTTTTGATGCATCTGGTTTTAACCTGATTATTCATGAAGTCGCTCATAAGCTGGACACCCGTAACGGCGATCGCGCCAGCGGAGTTCCCTTTATTTCGTTGCGTGAGGTTGCTGGCTGGGAACACGATCTTCATGCTGCAATGAACAACATTCAGGAAGAAATCGAATTAGTTGGTGAGAATGCGGCGAGCATTGATGCTTATGCTGCCAGTGATCCTGCTGAATGTTTTGCCGTACTTTCTGAATATTTCTTTAGCGCCCCAGAACTTTTTGCTCCTCGTTTCCCTTCATTGTGGCAACGTTTCTGTCAATTTTATCAACAAGATCCTTTGCAGAGACTGCATCACGCTAATGATACAGACTCGTTTTCGGCGACGAATGTTCATTAA